AGTAAAAAAAAATTAGAGTGGATTGACATAGAAAGATATACAATGGGGGAGTGCAAAGTGCTTCCCCATTTGTTTTGGGAGATGACCATGGCTGAATTAGATTTTGTGTGGTATGGATACAGGCATGAGGAAGAGCAGAAGTGGATTAGAACTAGGTGGCAAACAACTTTACTAATCAATATTCAATTACCAAAGGGTAAGAAGGTTAAGCCACAAGAGCTTATTGAATTAGACTGCGATACTCGTAACTTTGTAAAGCAAAGAGTAATGACACAAGAAGAGCTAGAACAAGTTTTAGAAAAATATAAAATCGCTAAACCGATAAGATAATGGCAGATAATCAAATGGTTAAGATAGTCTTTGACTTTGATCTAGGTAATGTTCCTGCATCAGCAAAGAAACTTAGTCAATATTTAAAGGATAATAATTTAGACTTAAAATTTACTAAAGCTAGTGTGGATGGCTTATCTGCTAGTTTAGGACAACTTTCTACTCAACAAACTAAAGCAGGTAATAGTGCTGCTGCCGCAGGTAATCAGATTAAAAAATCTAATATGCAATGGACAAACTTTGCATTAGTATTACAAGATTTACCTTACGGATTTAGGGGTATTCAAAATAACCTACCTGCTCTTATGGGTGGGTTTGCAGGATTGACAGGGCCTATTTACTTAGCTGGTTCTGCACTTATTGCCTTTTTTACTGCGTGGGATAATGGCATGATTAAGTTTGGTAATACAGTAAAATTAACAACGGATTTCTCTAAAGAAGCGGCTACTGCATATTCTAATGAAACAATACAATTAGAGTCTTTATACAGAGTTACTACTGATGTTAATGTATCAATGGATGAAAGGTTAATAGCAGCACAGGCATTAAAAAAAGAATACCCAGGATTATTGGGTTTATATTCAGATGAAGATATAGCATTAGGCAAGGCAGATGAATCTTATAAAAAGTTAACAACAACAATATGGCAGTATGCTCAAGTAAAAGCTGCTGAAAAAACATTAGAAGAAATTGCTATTAAGCAAAATGCGTTAACTATAAAGAAAAATAAAACCTTAGCCACTCAAAAAGAAAGAGAATTATATTTATATAAAGAGGTTAAAAGTCTTACTCTGGACCAAATGACTTTTACGCAAAGGCTAGTTAAAACATTTGATGACCTTCCTAAAGGACCATTAATGATGGTTAACGCTTGGGGTGCAGTTGCTAAATCAACAGAGATTTTAACAGATATAGAAAAAGAACAACAGTCTATAAATGAAGAAACTAAATTATATAAAGATATAATAGATGCTAATATTACATCTATAAAAAAATTAAACGATTATACTCAAGATCCTGAAAAAACAAGGGCAAGAAGATTAGATGATCCTAATATTAAATTACTAGAAGCTAAAAAACAATATTATAAAGATGATTTATTAATGTCTGCTAGTTTTGAGCAAGAGATATTAGGGAAACAAAGAGACTTGGCTGTAAAACAAGCAGAACTAGAAAAAAAGAGTGGCACTTATATACAAACAATTAAGGATACATATAATCAATTAATTCTAAATTCACAAGCGGAAACAGGTAGAATATTTATAGAGCAACAGCATAAGCTTGGAGTAGAAGAAGCTAAAGAGCACGAAAAAGTTGCCCAAATGATTCTTAATACTAGACTTAATTTAGCTAGTAGTATCGCTAAAATAAATTCTGATTTTGCTAAAGAGGATATTAAAAATGTAAATGCAGAATTATCAGCTACATTAAAAGCAACTAAAGGCAATTATAACGCACAAGCAAGTGCTATTCAATTAGCGGTATCAAAACTTACCGAATATAGGGATATAGCCAAAGAAGCTGGATATGGCACAAAAGAATTTGATGACGCTATTAAAAATTTAGGATTTTCCCTAGAAGGATTAGTTGATCCGATAGAGCAAATGAAGATGAATATAGAAAATGCATTAAAGGATTTGGCCCAAGGTGCATTAGTTGAATTAGGTGTTCAATTAGGCAATGTACTTTCTGGTGGAGAATTTTCTATGGAAGGTTTTATGGATATGATGGCAAATGCTATTATAGCAATAGGTAAACATTTAATTATTGTATCAGGTTTGTTTGCTGCGGTAGATAAATTATTTAAAAATCCTTCAACATGGCCTTTAGCAATAGCAGTAGGTGTAGCTGCAATAGCCGTTGGTACTTCCATGAAAAATAATGCAGCTAAAAGGAATCCTGTAAAGAAATTTGCGGATGGTGGTATTATTAGTGGCCCTACAATGGGTTTAATGGGTGAGTATCCTGGTGCAAGAACAAACCCTGAAGTAGTAGCTCCTTTAGATAAGCTTAAAGATATGATTGGTGGAGGTGGAGGTGGAACATTTATGTTAAGAGGACAAGACTTACTTTTGTCTGTAAATAGGGCACAAAAGGCATCAAATCTTAAAGGACAAAATATTAGTTTAGCATAATGGCATACGCATTAAGATATACATTAAGTCAAATACTTCGCAATGGGAATACTCAAACAATAGAAGTGTATGAAGATGGTTATGTTGGTAGCGTAAAAACATATATACCAACATCTATTACATTACAACCAAGCTCATCAGAAGAATATCCATATCCTGCTATTATAACATCTCAATTAAACTTTTCTTTCATATTAGAAACCGCAGATGATTACACGCAGTTTCCTGATGTTTTATCGGTTAATGATAGATTATATTATGTATTATTAAAGGAATCATCCACAGTAATATGGAGAGGTTATTTATTTAATGACTATTCGCAAGTCGGTTTCTCAACAGGTATATCAGAAGCATCATTAGTCGCAATAGATGGTATATCGTTTTTACAAGAAGAAGATTATGTTGTTGATGGTAGTATAAATTTAACTGTTAAACACTTAGATTTAATGGCTACGGCATTAAGATTATTAGCATATCCTTCAACTGACCTTTTTCTTAATATAGCTTGTTCTTTCTTTGCAACAGGAATGGCTACAAGAACTGCTAGTCAATCTAATGAGCCATTTAATCAAATCTACCAATACAGAAGAGATTTTGTAGGGGTAAGTTATTATACAATATTAGATAATATCTTAAAGACATTTAATTGTAGAATGTATCAAGCTGATGGAGATTGGTGGATTACATCTACTATGGAGGTGGCTGCTACTACAAGATATTATACAAGATATGCTATAGGAGTATCGACCATAACTGTTAACTCTTATGGACAACTAACAAACACAATAGATATTCAACCACATTCTCAAGGTGGTGTTCATTTTATTAATAATTCTCAAACCAAGATATTAAGAAAAGGATTTTATGATATAGAGGTTAGAAGCGAATATACATCGCCAATAAACTTGATTCATAATTCTAGTTTAAAGATTAGTTCAGGAATATATCCAAATGCAACCGCAGAGGGTTGGTTTACTGCGGTTACTGGAACGGCTATTGCATCTGTAATAGAACAAGCTAATGAACAATTAAATATTTATTATTTAATGGCTGGTACAGGATATGCCGACTTGCAAATATTAGCACCTGGCCCTGTTTTTTATCCATATACTCCATATTTAGGAGGTGTGCCTGTTACTTTTAGTTGTGAGCATAAAAACGGAGCTGCTATTAAAATACAAGTTGCATTACTTGATACAGGATCAGGGAATAAATACCTAGATAATAATGGTGATTGGCAATCAAGTTCGGCTACATATATAACATTCCCTGCTGCAACAGATGATGCTCTTAGTTTTAATACATATACATTATCAATACCACCATGTTGGGTTTCTTTAGCTTTGGGAACATTTTTTATGGGCTATTTAAATATTAAAATAAAATGCGATTCTGGTGAAACAAGATTAAGGAACTTTAAATTAGTTCAAGATAGCACTGAGGTTAAATACGCAGTTGTTCAAAATAGTTTAACAAGTAGTAAATCTACTACAAAGGTATTTGAGCAGCCATATGGCCAAGTTTACCCTAATGCTTACGGCCAACAAGTATTATCATTAGGCTCTCTATATAATAGTGCAGGAGTATATTTAACAGGATGGAACTTCTTAGATACAGGAATGATAGTTGGTGGAGATAAAGCAGTTGCTCTTTTAGCATACCAATATATAAAAATATTTCAAAGGAATATCGCAACATTAGAGGCTGAACTTGGAGAAACAGAAGGTGGTAATGGGTACATTTATTTAGACAAAGTATATACAGTTACTGATACTACAACAGGCGATTTAAGTTATAGTGGTAAAAAGTTTGCTGCAAATAGGCTTACATTATCACCATACAATAATCAAACTAATTCATTACAATTAATGGAGATTTATTATGATGATACATTTATACTTCTTATTCCAACATACATAACAGATGTTGGTCAATTAGGGCCGTTTTGGTTTTTTAGATACAACATATTAGACATAAATAGCATATAGATATAAAAATTAATATAATAAAATGGCATCAGTAATAAACGGAACGAATATAGTCTTATACGAATATGATAGCAACGCTATCTATTACTTTAATGGAGGTACTGCACAAGGCACTTTTGATAGCATTGTGTGTAAGGAATTAAGCAGAAGCCAAGTAGCAGGTACTTCAGTTGACTTTAATAAAACAGGAGCAGGTACAATAGCTTCGTTTATTACGGATGCTCTTGATCCTGGTGTAACAACTATACCAGCAGGTACTTGGACTTTTAGTGCTTATTATTCTATTTTAACTGCTTTTGCAGGTGCTCAAGTTCAGTACGAACTATATAAATATAATGGTAGTGTTGCTACCTTATTGTTCACATCGGCAGCAACCACTCTTACAGCCCTACCAAAGACCTTATATACTACGACAATGACAGTCACTCAAACGACTATAGCTGCCACAGATAGGCTTCTAATTAAGGTTATTTACGCAGGTACAACTACCAATCAAATTACGCTTTATACTCAATCAACTAATGAAGCTCAAGTAACTACAACTATACCACTAGGAACTCCAATGGGAGCTTCTACAAGTTGCTCATTTGAGGCATCTACTGAACAAGTAGAAGTAACCTCTCAGACATCAGCTTGGTTTAGAGAGTTTAAAAATGACATTACTTCTTGGACAGTTAATTGTGATGGGTTTATAGCCTTAAGTGGTTACTCCTATCTTGCTTTAATGCAGAAGCAATTAGACAGAGCTTCAATAGATGTTAGATTCTCTATAGACAATGACAATGCAGATGCTAGTGATACCTATGGCTACTCAATAGTAAGTGGTACTGCTAACATTACATCTATTAGCTTAAGTGCTCCTGTAGAGGGTGCATCTACTTATTCATTGGCATTACAAGGAACAGGTGCTTATGCAATAACAGGAACTCAGGTTATAAGTGGAGGTTCATCAGTAACAGTATCATCAATGAATAGTTATTCTTATACGGCAGCAGGTGGTGAAACAACAGTAACCTTTGTAGCTGCAATCGGATCTACTTGTATATC